AAAGTGGAACCGTTACGTTAAAAATAAAAACAACCACATATACTACAAAAGCGGTAAAGACAAAGGCAAACTAAATCTTGAGGCTATGGCTAAGAAAGGTGGTTTTGGTAAACACAAAAAAGGGGGTAAAAAGTAATGCCAGTAATAGAAATGCGAGAATCACTAGGTAGTATAGACGTAGAATTTGCTAACGATCAGAGTCGAGTTCAAATAGTGCAAAAGCGTATTAATTTGAAAGAAGGTCCTTGGCAGCGTAATATGTTACAAATGGATTTATTCTTTGATGATGCTCCTCACATTATTGGTAGTGCTAGTGGAACTCCAGAATACTTTTCCGGATACATTGAATTCTTTTTGACACCTACACCTATTATACTTAGCAAGGAAAGTCTGCAATTAACACCACAAAGAGGGCCTGATGCTGCAAATAATAATGTATTATACAAAGCCATTATATCAACTCAAGGTATATTCAAAAGTCCTTTTCCTACACCCGGTTCGCCTGTAGAACTTCAAGAACCTAGAATTAGAAGGTTCCCCCAAGATTTCTTGGCTACAAATGCAAACTTCCCATTTTTCCACGATCAACTGTACTTGACAATGGTATTTCATGCATATGATGTTCCGGATGTGAGCCCTTATCCGTTTAATGTCAGATTTGCTGCTTCTTTGTATATGTCCTACAACGAAAAGAAAGTAAAAGCAAGTAGAGCAGCAATGGGTGTAATTAGTGAAAGGTTTACTATGCAAATGGCACAAGCACAAAGTAACGGTAGAATACTACGCAACGAAAATTTCTTGATTGGTCAAACAATACCGGCGTATGCTTGGGGTGGTATTAGACCTGAATTGATGGTCAGTGGATCTAGTTTGTCACAATACTGGTTAAAGCGTGATGGACAAGAACCCGAACAAATGCAAAACACAACATCACTGAGAACATTTGCACAACAAGCAAGACAAATGGTTGCTAACCCTGATGCATTTGGTACAGCTGGTACTGCTCAAGGTGATGTGCCTGATTGGTTTAGTGCATTCTTACCTCAAGGTGTTGTTACTGGGGCTGTTAGACCACAGTTCCCACCTAGAGTTACGCAAGATAATCCAGCATTACCCGGACTTGGTAATATTTTAATGGTGTAAACATGACGTCGCATGAAGTATTACTAAAAATTCTAAAAGAACTAAGGGAGATAAAGAAATGTCTCAAGGACTTGAAGCAATAGCACCAATAGACAAACAACAAAATGAACGCATTGTTTGGTGCGAGCGTCTATTGTATCTTATTGTCCTGTTGCAGTTTCCGCAGTTAGCGAGTCTTATCTAACCACATTTTAATGACAAATTTAACATTTTCATCCAATTCTTTTCTTTGCAGACACTCAAATAACATAGTTTCTAGAGCCATCTCAGTAATCGATGGTGTATATTGGCCTAATTTTTCTTTAATAGCCCCCTCAATCCATACTGAACGAGACGATTTCCAAGAAAGTTGATCATTAATTTTGTCTACCAGGTATTCAGGCAAATTAACAGATATGTTTTGCTTGCGTTCTGACTTTCTAGGGCGACCTATTTTTTTCATACTATCGCATCCATATAACAAATATCACAAATATAGAGATCAGGATATTTTGCGCCATATTTTGACCACGATTGGTAATCAAAAACAAAACCTTCAAACCCACAAAATGCACAAGTACAAATCATTTTATCCAGCCCTTATCATCCATCATTGCGTATCTATCAATAGCCATGATCAGATTATCGACTGCTATTACTATCTTAGTCTTCTCTGCAATAGCAAATTTATCGCACAATTGATGTGTTCTCGGGAGTTTGTTCCTATATTGTATCAAATAATCGACTATTTTGTCGTGGATTTTGCTGTCCATGACAGTTCCACGGGTGTTTTAGTTATATAATTAATTGAGTAAAGAAAGTCTAAACCTACTTTTGCTTACAGTCTAGCGGTTTTGGACCAAAACCGGCCTGTAAACGGCACAGAAGTATAGCGAGATAACTACATTATTACTATAAACTACCTACTATCATGATAGGGTATGGCTAAAAATAAAGGCGATTTAATTTTGAGAGATAGACTACAATTTACATTAGACGGAACAGGTAACTTAAGTGTTGTATATGGACGTATAGATCTTAGTGATTACGTTAATGTTGTAAGAGATGAAGGATTGCACATAAAAGAGATTACATATCAACTACGAAAGACTGGTTCAAGTACAGCAGTATTTGACCCTGTCCTAGGTACTGATACAGTGTCATTTGCTAATATGTCTATTTTTGCTACTACTACAGCATACGAAAACGCAGCAGATGTAGGTATTGCTTCTCCTAATGTTTTGAACAACCTAACATTGTCAACAACTAGAGAAACCAATTCAGATGGCAGTCAACTTTGGGAAAACCAAGAACATTTTAGAGGTGTATATGATTTACACCCTGAGGGTTACACAGTAGTTACTGATCTGTTAATTGGTGTTGCTGCTTCTAACTGTACTAAGTATAACAGCGAAACTATCGAAATCGACATTATGATGATAGCAGAACCTAAGAAAGTAACCAAAGACGATCTAGAAAGAATGCTAGCACAAGCAACCGACCTTTGATGAGGTGGGTTAATTGTCTATCAAAGATAAGGTTAGTACAGGTTTAGACAAAGCAGAGCGAGCCGCTGAAGGTGCTGCATTAGGTGCCGCTATTGGTGCTAGAGCAGGTGTACCGGGTGCGGTAATTGGTGGTGCTATTGGTGGTATTGGTGGCTGGATACTTGGCGATCGTGAAACTGTATTCCCTGTTGATATGGTATGCATCCCCGCCTATCAAGCCTATATGATACAAGGTCAGCCCGCATTTACTGTTTATGCTAGGGCGGGGGAAACTTTAGTCCCTACTGGTGGTAACGTACAAGACGTACAAGAAGTCGCAGAACCTATGGCTGCTAAACCTAAAAAGCGTGTCAAGTTGTCAAAGTGGAACCGTTACGTTAAAAATAAAAACAACCACATATACTACAAAAGCGGTAAAGACAAAGGCAAACTAAATCTTGAGGCTATGGCTAAGAAAGGTGGTTTTGGTAAACACAAAAAAGG